AGGCTACCAGCTTGACATCTACTCCTGTCTTTCTAATGTCTTCATCCATATGAACAAGCCATTGCTTACAGACTATAGCTCCTGCTCCCTGTATGAGGGTATTGAGGGACGCATAGTCTGCCCTTATATGGAGTACTCTTCCATCTAAAGCCTTTATTGTACCTGTCTGTGATGCTTCAATAACATTATCCCTTAGCTTTTTCAAGCGAGGCATGTTGCGTAGGAAGTTAGTGATTAACTGTTGTCCTCTCTTAGCTCCTGCCCCTACCACCTTACCTATTTTGGAAGGTCCAGCCCCATAAAGAAAGGCATAGATGAAAGTTTTTGCTTGATCTCTAGTCTGTAGTCCAGCCATTTTCTGATTGGCAGTATGGACATCACCAGTAAGAACCTCCTTGGTAAACTTAGGGTCATCCATATAGTGAGCCAGACATCTTAACTCCAGACCACTGGCATCTGTACCTAAAAGAACATGGGTATCAGGATTATCTATAGTCCATAGATCTCTACACTCCTTACCATAGGGACTATAGATAGCTGGTACTTGAGCCATGTTAGGACTATGGTGAGCCATCCTACCTGTTACTGTCCTGAGAGTAAGTACCTTACCTCTAACTCTTTCATCCTCCTCACAAGCTTGTATCCAAGCCTTGAGAAGACCTGTTCTCTTCTGAAGAAGGAAGTATCTGCTAAACATCTTAGCTTCTTTCATGTCCAGCTTATCAAGGATCTCCTCACTCACAATTATATTACCTTTGTCCGTAGTCTTGGTAGGTTTCCATCCTCTCTTCATAAGCCTGTCAGCTATCTGCTTTCTACTGGCTATGTTAAAGGGAATATACTTGGTCTTTGTTTTGAGGACAACCTCAGTAGGCTCAAACATTTCATCAGCCTTACGTTCCAGATCATGTTGTTCATCCTCAAGCTTGGATAGCAATACCATTGCTTCACGTATATTAAATGCAAACCCATTCTTCTGTTGTTGATCTATGATTGCTCTGATTTTTCTTTCAAGGTTATACGATCTTGATGAGAACGAACAGCCTTCGATTGATAGTTGATGAGCAAGTTTGCTAGTGAGTGCCGTATCCATCCGACAATACTCCAACATAGCTGGAGTGTACGTAGTAAAATCATCGCAGTCTCCTTTAGGAAAGTTAAGTCTATCCCCCCATGACTGAAGGGAATGTCCACCATCTCTGATGGGATTAAATAACTGAGATTCAATCAGGGTATCTCTTATCTGAGATAACTTAATCTTGGAACCTGTTAGTCTGTTAAGTATGGGAGCATCAAAGCTGATACCATTATGCATAATGAATTGATCTATCTGCTTAGACCACTCAGCAAACTGCTGACACTCCTCCCCTATCCATACCTTTTCTTTATCAGAATCATAGGATCGAGCTACTATACAATGGATGGTGCTTGCATTAAGGCTGTCTGTTTCTATATCAACTATTGCTTGGGTCATAATTCATATCCACTTGATAAGTAAATTTAAGAGGTATACAATAAAAGTTATTTCTTACCTCACTTTCCATGACAATATCTCCTGCTATATGCCATGCTTTCTTTAAATCTTTACGATAGACTATGAAAGTTAAGAGATCATGTCTATAATCTTTGTGCCATCTGTCAATAACATCTTTATTTTTTAAAGATAGGCGTACTTCTTCCCACTTCTCAGGCCATTCATCCTCCCATTCTTCTATTACTTCTACTTGATACAAGAGTTTAAGATCTCCACTATTAATATGACACTTAATATTAAACTCTGAAGTATCTGGGTCTACAATTATATCAGGAATATTAGCTGAAAGCCAGCCAATTGTTTGTTCTCTAGGCTGCATTATTTTCCTCTGTTACTTTTTTATAATGTTTGGCTACTGCCATAACCTGATCTGGTGTAGCACTAGACATTATCTTATTAGCTAAATTACAGATTATTTGTACATTACCTTTTATGTATCCTAACTCAGGAAGAATTCTATCTAGGGATGGTGAACTATCAATAGGTTTTCCCTTAGTTCCTTGTTTAAGTTCAATACCAAGGGCAGGACACTTGTTATCTGAAGGCCATAAATTTTTAACATACTCGTAGTCAAGATTATAATCTAATCCTAGATCTTTTGCTTTTTCTCTAGCACTCCAACACTTTGCTCGCCAAGGTTCATGAATATATAAATACCTTTTTCTATTCATGTTGCTTACTCTGTGAACTTCTGGATCACTATACGGCATCCTCATCCTCCATAAAAGGATTATCAACCTGAGACATCCTACCTGTCTCCTTATTATAGTGGAGGTAACAGGCAATACCAGTGTCTCCTGTGTATCTATTCTTGAGTATACGAAGAGTAGTGGTGTTAGCCTCATGCTCGTCTTCTGCTTGTTGATTTCTTTCCAAGGCTATAACACTATCAGATAGGTGAGCTATACTAGCTGACCCTCTAAGATGCGACAGGCTGACCTCTCTGCCATCCTCATGGCCTCTGTCTCCTGCTGGTCTACGTAGGTGAGACACCAGTAAGAGTGCTATCCCTGTCTCTTCTACAAGGGATCTTAACTTGGTCATTAGTACATCAATAGACTTTCTTTCATCTCCAAACTCTTCGTTCCCTGATACCAGTATGGAGAGGTGATCCAGAAAGATCCACTTACAGTCCAGAGCTTTAGCCATATACCTTACTCTATCTAGGATTTCATTGTTAGATATAGAACCAAAGTGATCGAATGCATAAAACCTTTTACTATCAATGGTCTTCTTCTGCCACTCCCTAAGTTGCTCAGGAGTATACTGATCCCTTATTTCTTTGATGTATAGTCGAGCATTCGCTTCTACTGACATAAGATTAAAGGCTGTATGCTTTACATTTTCTTCCATACAAAGTACACCTATATTATCCAGAGTACTTAACATAATATGATGCATGAGTTCCCTAATGATACTACTCTTACCCATGCCAGCACCACTGGTAAACGTAATGAGTTCTCCTGTCCTCATACCATAGGTTTTCTCATTCATCTTAGGCCAAGGATACAGACAGGTTTCATTATAGTTCTCCTCATAGAGGGACTCCCCAAGGTCTGCAAGATTTATAATACCTGCTGGTGTGTAAGGCTTGGAGTTCCACCATGCCTGAGTAAAGCTTTCACGCCTTCCTTTTTGCAGATACTCATTCGCATCCTTAAATTCAAGAGCCATAATCTTACACTTGTTAGGTTCAAATAACTGGGCTACCTGTTGTGCTGCTTCTTTACCGGGAGCATCGTTATCAAAACAGAGGACTACAGTCTCGAACTTGTTAAGATAATTAAAGGCTTGCTTACAATTCTCTACGGCAGATGCGGCTCCATTCTTGATGGAAACTACAGGCCATTTGCTACCCATTAATTCATAGGCAGACATAGCATCTACTTCACCTTCACATACTGTGATATATTTACCAGACTGATTGAATATATTCTGTCCGAATAGACCAGCCATAGAGATGTTACCTTCTGACCAGAACTTTTTAGTCAGGGCATTGCGTACCTTATTAGCTATGTGATTGTTATCTTCATCAAAGTATCTGTATATATGATGGGTTACTTTTCCTCCATCAGCTAACTGAACCAAGGTATTAAACCTTTGAACTGTGTCCTTGCTAATGCTTCGGTCAGGGATTGAAGACACCTGTCCAGAGGACTTTAAACTGGAGCTAACTTCTACATTCATAGGAATAACCTCTGCTGTACCATTTGAAAATCTAGTCTTACAACTATAACAATATGAATGACCGTCATCATATAGATGATGGGCATCACTGGAACTACAACTAGGGCATGGCCCTTTTCGGTTAAGCATCTCCACTCCTTTCAATGATTTAATTAACATACTGTAGAGTACGTAAGTACTCCCTCTACAGTATGTTAATTAATTTTTGGGTGATCCTCTTTCTTTAATAATTTTATATTCAAGATCAGGCTCATAGCCTAGATGTTTACACAGATGATATCTGTTTTTAATCTCAGCTTGAGCTTCTCTCTTGCTGTTAAAATAATCAACAACAATATCACCGTAGTCTTTTTCCAGAACTACTTTCCATCTATCCATCAGTAAAACTTTCCTTTAATATATTCTGTACAAAGTTTTCTTTGTCTTCCATCACCTCGTTGACCTCCTGTTTTGCTAAGGATTTTGCTTCCTTATGAGAGTACCCTTCATCCCTGTATTGTTTTACTAGATGTTGAAATATATTATTACGTTCTCTTTCCCATAAATTTTTTGTCATTACTCTACCCAACTTTGGTTTGCTCGTTTATAATTTAACTTAGATAATTCTTTATATAATTTTTTTATAGTTTCTTCTTTCTCCTCTAGCTGTTGCTTTAAAGTCTCAATATTTTTGTGAAGGATTTCATTTGTAGTTCGCATAGTATACTCCTCTTATTCCCTCATGTCAATGTAGAATAGGTGCTTACCTATTGAACCTAAAGCTTTAAAGCTTGGATCAGATGCCCATCTGGGGGTTACGTAGCTGGCATGATAGTGGGTAGCACCAACAGTTTGCTTTACTTGTATACCTTTAAGTGCCATCTCTGCAACATTAATAGATTTAATTAACCCTGCTATATCTGTAAACCTTTCTGGTCTACCATCACACCAATAACTGAAGTGACACTTATCCCTAACAGGAGTGTCTTTCCAATACTTACCTTGATGTACTACCTTACAGATTGTATTGGGATAGTTGCTACTTTCTTTTCTTGTTAGTATTACATTAGCTACACTAAGCATACCTAGTAAACTCTCTGACCTAGCCTCATGATAGACAGCCTCAACCAAACAATTAAAGTTATCTGCTTTAGCTGAGGCCATCATCACAATAAAGACCATAAATATAAGTAATAAAAGTAATACTTTTTTCATTAGTGAAGCCTCACTATATGAATGTCTGAATTAAACCAGAGGTCTTTTCCATAACCCAGTTGCATTAAAAATCTTGAAGCTTCTGTCTTACTATCAAAGACCTGAACACCTTCGCCTTCTTCATCAGGTAGTATATCCATTGATCTTAGATCTTTTGGATCATCTACATGAACAATAATATAAGACATTCTTTTCTCCTATAGTAAAAGGAATAGTAATAATAAGATATCCATTAGTAACCTCCTATAGTTTATTTAAAAGGGAATTGTTTTAATAAATCTAGTACATATTGTGAAGGACAATTGAACCATTCTCCTTTCCTTGTATAGCCATCACGTTCCACAATATTATGGATATGTTCTTCTATCTTAACACGATCTTCAAAGTATTCATAACCGTCAAGGGTATAACTTCGAGTAGGACAACCTGTATTATAGGTTGATAGCCTACGTTCTGGATCTCTACTGTGTCCTATCTTACACCAAGGAGAGAACTTAGGATGGGAGAGAACATAAACAAATCCTTGCTTTAAAGCAGACTGTTTGTTATCTGAGACAGCATATATTTCTTTGTCTTCCTCTCTAATTTTATTTAACATTGGATGAAGCGGTTTAATAGACTTGGTATTTTTAGGAAGTTGTCTGGCGATGTTTAGATCTGGTACTAGAGTTGACCAATGTCGATCTGGATTATAGTCTGGATGTAGAGGATCTGTAATAGCAAGCCGCATCTTCTTACCATCGGAACCTACTATAGTTTTTCTTAAACTATTGAATGCTCTCTTTCTTTCGGGGTTGTCATGTTTATATTTACCATTAGCTTTTGACCAAGGCTGGCCGTCAAGAGTTCCTGTCCATTTCTTTTTGTTAAGATACTGCTTTTGTTTTGGGCCAGTATTGCTTGTGTACTGCCTAGTATCTTTCTTAGTCTTATTCATTCTCTTCTCCTATTCTACTTTTGTAAATAAGTTGCCCAGTATTGAGCCGTCTTCTTTAGCTTCATATGATGCTCCACCTGTATTAGTTCGTTGGATATCATTATGATTTAACTCAGCCCAGTAGATCTCCAAAGCTTCTGTCTCTTGATGAGCTATGAACTTATGCATCTCTCCTGCTGGTACGATAGAAGTATCGCCAGCAAACAGATGAGTGCTGTCACATAAACCATAGTCTTTCCATCTCTGGATCTCTAACTCACCGCTAATTACATAGAACATATTGATCTTTGATTGATGCTTATGTTGTGAACAATACGCTCCAAGATCTACCTTAATTCTATGTACTTCTACGGCTGGTGATTGCAGTATAGGTTCTGTACTACCCCATACCTTACCTTCGATGACACTCATTTACTTCTCCTCCAACCTAAAATAAATGTATTCATCTCCTAACGTAATAGATTTAACATTGGGGTTAACCCTTTGTTTTCCCACATAATTCCAGGTCAGGTCAGGGTTAGTGGTTGTCTGTTGATGTACCTCATCAAAGAACTCTTTGTTGTCTATGTAAAAAATAAGATTTGTTATTATAGAAAATGCTATAAACATTTACTTCTCCTTATAAACGATGTGTAATTTAGATACTATCTCTTTAACTATACCATCAAGGTAGGGTTGTAGCCCAGCCCTATGTATGTTAAATAATTTTTTATGTTGTTCTAGTTCT